AACAACTGGAGATTCTAATGAAAACGTATCTTGATTCTACGACTATCAAGAAAGTATATTTGGATTCAACAACTATCAAGAAAAGATATCTTGATTCAACGAGCACAAAATAATGCCTACATATAAGTTTTTAAATAATGACACTGGCGAGGAGTATGAAGAGTTCATGAGTATCTCTGCTCTGGACACTTATCTTGAAGACAATAAGAATATCACTCAACTCGTAAATGGCGCACCTATGATCCATTCTGGCAGAGGTATGGGAAAACCAGATGCAGGTTTTCGAGACTTACTGAAGCATATGAAGAAGGGAAACCAAAAGGGTATTAGTAGGAGCAACATCAACACATTCTAAGGAAATATAATGGAAGAAGAAACAAGAAGACTTACGAGAAAAGAAAGACGACTTCTTCGACAAGGAAAGACCCCACCAAAGGAAAACTATCAAGAGAAACTAAACTTTAATCTAAAACATTTTGATCCACTGACATCAAATCAGAAAGCAACATTTGATGCTTTCGGTAAAGACCGTAACCTAATGCTGCATGGAATTGCAGGCACAGGTAAGTCTTTCTTGTCACTCTACCTATCATTAAAGGAGATTCTGAACAACTCAGACAAATATAAGAAGGTAGTGATCGTTAGATCAGTTGTCCCTACGAGAGATATGGGATTTCTTCCAGGTAATAATAAAGAAAAGACTAAGGTGTATGAAGCACCATATTATGCCATCTGCACAGAACTATTCGGCAGATCGGATTCATATGAATACCTCAAACAAAAGAATATGATTGAGTTTATGTCTACTTCATTTATAAGAGGTATCACCCTAAATAATTGCATAGTATTAGTTGATGAGATGCAGAATGCTACTCTTCATGAGTTGGATTCTGTAATTACACGTATTGGTCATAACTGTAAGGTTGTGTTTTCTGGAGACTTCAGACAGTCCGACTTTACAAGAGAGCACGAGCGAAATGGTTTGACAGACTTCATGAGAGTTGTTCGTAGTATGAAGTCATTTTCATTTGTTGAATTCAATGCTGAAGACATTGTGCGTAGTTCTCTGGTGAAAGAGTATATCATAATGAAAGATAAACTTCGAGTAACAGCATAGGAGAATAATATGTCACAGCAAATCTACATAGGAAACTACTGGCCATTCTTTTTCACTGGCCTACGTCAGTTTCAATATTCAACAAAAGATGGTGCAGTAGCTCCATACACTACTAACTTCTATTATGATCCTAACCGTAACTCTATGGCTCAGGAAAATTATGCAGCTGATGGAACCTTTCTGAATAAATGGTTCATGCAAATCAGAACTGCATTTGGTGTTGCTGAATGGCGTGACGATTACCCACCAGATAAAGATAATCCATCAGGAAAGATCATTGTTATGGATCCTCCTATTGGTTGGGGTAATGTTGAGACTGTTCCTGGTAACTACTACAATAAAGTAGAGACTGATCCTTGGCAGTGTCAGCCGTTCACTATTGCTGAAGCAGAACAGACAGTTGTTTACGAGGAGTCGCTTCCTACATTTACTACTTGGCATGGAGATACTTTCAACAACGTATTAGTATTCTCTTATGCTCAGAAGTGGGGTAAGTCTATATCTGGTGCTCGTTATTGGATGGCCGAGAACATTGGTCCAGTTGGTGTTGCATTCATCATCCAGAATCCAGATGGCACATTCACCACTTGGGAACGTAGCGATGCCAAAGTTGTCGAGTTCAACGAACAACAGAAATATGAAATGCTTATGAAGAATGCTTCTAAAGAAGTAATCAAAACAAGTGTAGTTCATCACTTGATGAAAAAATAATATGAAACGGATATATTATGAGAAAAGTGTTTAAGCATAATTTCGTACCAGAAGTAGAATTAACAACGGAGAACATAGACGGCAAACGATACTATGTTCTCCCAACTGGCGAGAAGTTTCGATCAGTTACTACTGTTCTTGGTGACAAATTAGATAAAACTGCACTACTTGAATGGAAGAAGAAAGTCGGTGAAGAACAAGCCCAAAAGATTTCTACACAAGCTGCTCGTAGAGGTACAGCAGTCCATACTCTCTGTGAAAAATATGTTCTTAATGAATCTGAGTATCTTAAAGATGCTCTTCCTTCGAACATTGACTCCTTTAATGGTATCCGTTCTTTGCTTGATAAGCATGTGGATAATATCCTGGGTGTTGAACTTCCTCTCCATTCTATCGCATTAAAGACTGCAGGACGTTGTGATCTTATTGCTGAGTTTGATGGAGTTCCTTCTATTATTGACTTCAAGACTTCTCGTAAGACAAAGAAAGAAGAATGGATCCTTAGCTACAAGTTGCAAACAGCATGTTATGCGATGATGTTTTCTTGGATATATAAAATTAATATACCACAAACAGTAATAATGATAGCTGTAGATCACGAAGAACCACAGCTATTTAAATTCAATACAAAAGATTATGTTAATGAAGTATTAAGAATATTCAGAGATGAATAATTTACAATTCTTGAAATGACTTTTAAATATACCAGGAGCTCTCCCATTCTTACCACAGTGCGGACATTCTCTTAATATCTGAGATTGATGTTTACCTTCTGCCAACAGTTTCTTATGCATAGCAGAACCTTTTTCTCCTGCAAATGGGTTAAGACCTTCTGTTAACCTCTTTTCATAATAAGAACCTCCCTTCATAAAAGGATGAGTTTTATTTTCTACTCTTCTTAGATTTTCTTTTCTGGCTCTTTCTGTACCGCCATTTGCTTTTAATAAATGATGCTCGCCTTCTTCTACAAGAATTTTATTCACAGAAGACATCATTGCTGAATGCCCTGTGTTTCTAACATCTTGTATTACTGGAGGATGTTCTTCTAACAGTTGTTCTATTTTAGGATATTCTGATATATCTATTGTGGGTGTTATGTCCAGAGCAATAGCGAAAGGATCATAAATAGTCATGCTGTGCCTCCTTGTTAGGTATAGAGCCTGTGGATCTTGCCGGATCGCGACAGGTATTTCTATTTAGTCTTTATGTGCGAAAAAAGGGAGCTCAAGGCTCCCTTTTCTTTTACTTAAATTTTAATTAGTATTAAAGACCCCAGAAACCCAGACCAAGAAGACCACGACGACCAGCCGGAGCAATATCAACAGATAGATCATTACCGTTCTCTATGTCAGCATCAACATCCATACCAGGAGGAGCAGTAACCAGAGTACCGTGTGGAGTTACAACAGTCATTGGCGCGAAAATATACATAGTCTTACCGTCTTTAACAACCTTAGTCATCTGAATATGGCTGTGTGAATGAGCCATAGCTGATCCAGCGAGACCAAGAGAAATTACTGCTGCAAGAAAGATCTTGTTCATTAGTTTGTCCTTTACTGTTAGTTAATGAGCGCCCGATGAATACTGAACGAACGCTGATACAAAGATACCTGCTGCCACATACGCTAAGAAAGCAACAGCAACATACAACTTACTTGGCAACTTAGGTTCTTTATCCATGTTATACCCTCTATTTATGCTATCTTCATTTGTTTCTTTGTCTGTTGTATGTATTGTTCTCTTATCTGTTCACCAATATCAATCATACAACAATCTCCGCAGTTTCTACCAGAAACAACATAATTTAAAACAATGTGTTTCATATTAACAAATGGATCTTCAGATATATAAAACTCTGAAGTATCAACTCCAAACTTTTTCAGTAAGTGTGCTGAACCCATAACATACGGTAGGAATGCACTAAAAGGAATATTATGAAATCTACAGAATTCTTTATATTTATCTGGATATCCTTTAGCTAAACTATGTAGAACAGAGTATATTGTTCCAAGTTTATTGTCAAGTCGTTTTGACATAAATATATCCCCAACATCTGTAACAAGGCCATTGTAAGATATATCTTCTATAGAATTCTTATCCCAAACAAAATTCCAATTGCTATTGATCATATACTCGAGCAAATCGTATAATTCTTTTGGGTCACCAACATCTTTATACTTAACACGTTTGCATTTATAATTTAAGATGAAATAATACTGGCCGTTCTCTTTATCATAATTAACAGCCTTAATAACCTCAGCTGAAGATCTTTCGAATTCCTCTGAGTTTTCAATGATGGATAATTCTTTAACGCCACAAGATCCAATAAAGTCTGTAAAAGTAGGTTGATATACTTCTTGAAAAAGACCAGACTTACCAGCAAAACAATCTTTGCTGACTAATGGTCCAAGATAAAAGATATTCAATTTATCATCAAGAATAGTATAACCATCTAATTGTTTCGTATCTGTGATTGGAGGAAGAACATGACACTTATAGGTCGCACCAAGTCCTTTATAAAAGAGCTTGTCTCCTTTAGTAACCCTACCTGAAATAAATTCAAGATTGTCGTTGATCTCTAACTTATCGACGACAACACCATTCTTATCATGAATAGGAACAATTGTCATTACATAGACTTTTCATTTAGATGCATGTATGAAGAAAGCAAGAACTTCTCTCCTTTAATAACTGGATAACCAATATGTGGGAACATCCAGAATGGAGGAAATATAAGGAGCTTACCTTTTTCTGGTTTTACTTTCAATCCAATACTTGTTATCTCAGTCTCTCCACCTTCTTCAACATCATTAAGATACCAGAAGAAAATAAGAAATCGTCTTGCTGAATCAAGAGTCTTGACATCAACATGTTCGTCAAATCTATCCTTGCCACCAGCAGAATAATGCTTAACTCTGAAACTCTCAAAGTTGAACTTATCTGGCCAGAACTTACTCTCTGGAACATCTTTCTTATATTGATCAAGTGCTGCAAGAGCATGATCAACCAAATACTTATGTAGATTTAGATTGATGTTTCTATTAGAAGTAAAGTCAAATTGATCCATATTAGGATAACCGTTCTGGTCATATCTATTATGGATATCTTTGGTCTTTTCGTATATCTGGATCAACTGATCGCACACTTGATGTGGCAAGCTGTTAGGGTATGTGCGAACAAATCGATCCATGATATATCTCAATTAGCAGTTAGGAACGTACTGAAATCCAGTTGGAGAAAAAGGATAAGGAACAGCACGCATCGGGCAATCATATATCGGTCCAGGAACAGCATAAGGAGCAGGACGTTGTGGACGAGGAGCAGGAATTGGAACAGCAACTGGCTGCTCTACAACTACAGCTTGTGGAGGAGGACAAGGAGGACCAAAGATACTGTCAAGAACAGACGTCAGAGGATCCATATATCCGCATGTAAATCCACCATAAGAGTCCCACCAAGCATATGAAGGACTAACTGAACCGAGTATAAGAACTGAAGCAAGTAGAATCTTTTTCATGTCACACTCCTATTATTATTTAGTATACCTCGGTTCTGGATAAAAGTCAAGTTTATCTCTCTCAATAGTATGACCAGGTAGAGTTACGGCAGGAGCAGGATGTCCGCCATAACGAGTAAGTATGAACATGAAGAATCCAAAGAAGATAATAACCATGACAATATTAACAAATGTGCCATAGGTCATATCCCATAACATATCTTTCTTAATAGGACATGGGTTATTACGGCAACCAAAAGGATAGTTGCTTGTAACACGTGTGCATTTAGGACAACGATAGAAATTTGCTCTGAACTCTTCCATAATATAATCCTGTAATGGGGGATTAATAGCCCCCCATTATTGTTATTAGAACAGTCTTGGTAGATGAACATCAAAGATTCCCAATATAGGAATCACAACTCTATCATACCCTACGATCAATGCGATCAAAACAACAATAATATGGACAAGACGTCTAAACATATTATCCATGGGCACTGAATCTAACATATATTCAACTGCCCAAAATACCACACCAATAATAAGAGCCATAACCAATGCTAATATTAGTGTGTTTACCATTGTAGTATCCTTCGTTAGATTAACATAGCGAAAGTCACCAGCCGAAGATATCGTCTTCTTCGTAAACTCGAGCACCTGGTGAATTCTTAATAGTAATGTTCTTCTGAACACGAGTAGGAGCAGGTTGAACGTAGACAGGTGCTACTGCTGCAGGAACTCGATAATAGCGAGGAGCATAAGGAGTATAATACACTGGTGGAGCATAATAGCCATACCCACCATAACCGTATCCGCCATAACCGCCGTAACCATAACCACCACCAGCGATGGCTCCACCAATCAGACCACCCAACAGTCCAGCACCAAGGCCAATACCTAGTGCAGCACCACCGTATCCCCAACCACCGCCATAACCGTATCCACCACCCCATCCACCATACCAAGCATTGGCAGGTGCGACAGAAGCTGTGGTGAGTGCAGTACCAAGAAGAGCAACTGCGATAATCTTTTTCATTTGTCTTACTCCAATTTTGAAGACGTTATATTTAGTCAGTATCATCATTATAACTTAACGTAAGAACAAAGTAAAGTCTTTTTTAATCTAAGATAGGATAATCATCGTCGTTATGAATACACCAAACGAGACCAGGGGCAGGTGTTTCTACAATCTTTGGTATTCTAAATGTAGATACTCCGTTACCGCCATATGTGACACCTATAAGAGAATACAATCTGGTATAATTTTCAATAAGTAGTTCTCTACCATCGCAAGGAATCATACCTTCGACTGGTCTCTTAAAAGATAAAAGAATAATTTCTCCAAGCATATCTTTCCTCTTAAATAATTGGAGGTCCGTCCCAGAATTGAACTGGGTTCTCAAGGATTTGCAGTCCCGTGCCTTACCGTCCGACCCACGAACCAAGAAAAAAGGCGGCCATTAAGACCGCCCTTGTATTAGAGGCCAGCGGCCAATGCTCGATAACCAGCAGCAATCAGTGTACGGCTTGGCTTACCTGCACGATACTTACCAACAGTTTCACCTTTGGAGTTCTTACGCTCATTAAGATAGATAGCATAACCCATACGACGGATCTGATAAACAGCATCATGAGGATTAGCAATACCATAGCGTGAAGTAATCTGAGCAGCAGTCAATTGCTCACCACGCTCAACAAGTGCCTCAAACAACTTCTCAACCTTAGTTACAGTAGTAGTCATTGTATATTTTTCTCCATTACATAATATCGACCAAACGGCCATCATTGTCAACTGCACGGATTCTCGCATTAGGAAAATTCCATCTCAGTTGTTGCATCGCCTGTCTATACAACAGGGATTGATTAGGAGTAATAGTATATGTTCTCCAGTTACCAGTCTCATCCATAAGCTGAATCTGAACATTATCCATTTGAACCTCCTGAATAGTATACGGTGGAATATATTCCATTACGTACGATCCATTTTAACTGCTTCTTGAATTAAAGTCAATAACTCTTTTTCGTCTTTACAGAGGATCTTAGCAGTCGCCCAATCCTCATTCTTATCTTGACCACCGATCTCGACCATAAAACCATTGTCATAGATATTTATAGTGAAAGAGTCGTTTACTTTTACCATCTTATCGGCAATCTTCATTATTTATCTCCTCGATAATGTTCCAACTGTCTTTAGATCGTCTTTTGGTGATAATAACTGATATCCACCTTTATTATAAAGGGGCATAGCACGAGATGCTTTTTCTAAGACTGCATCTTGCACATGTTTAGGCTCTTTATGTAAGTTAGTCATAATATCAGTCTTAGCTGTAGATCCAGCAATAAACTCTTTATTGTCATACTCTTTGGTTGACCTATCAACTTTTAGACTATTAGTATACCTCTGTTTCCAGGATTTGTCAACTTCTTTTTTTGATTTTATCTGAGAAAGATGTAGACCCTTAGAAATCAGCCACTTATCGTGGGCTGTGAGTATATCTTTATTCTTTTTCTTTCGTTTACTTTTACCTACATCGTTGAAATATACTGGTAAAAGATGCATAGACATGGTCACCCCCAATCCTCATTTCATTATAACCTATAATGATTAAGAAGTAAAGCACAAAATGGGGTGTAGGAACATTAAATTTTGTTAATGTTCTGAAAAGCATCCTTTAGTGTTTCAACAAGAGGATCATAATGTTCTTTTTTATAATGTGCTGCATATCTATGATTCTCGAAGTCCAACTCTTTGAGCATCATATATCTGGTATCTATAATTCTTTCGAGTAACTCAACTATCTTTTCTGCTTCAGACGATGTCTTTGTCATCGATTGTATCCCTTTTATTCTCGACAAGGATATAACGAGCCTCTTTGGACAACTCCATATGAGCCTCAAGAATATTACGAACATCTTGAATCATCTCAACAACGCCACGAATAGTATTATGAACAGCCTTATCATTATGACCTTCTTCAAGATCAATAAGAGCAGCATCAAGGTTCATGTCTGCAGAATACTCAACTTGCCATTTGTATTGCTCGCCAGTCTTAGGATCGACTTCAGCCCTAAGATCTGGGTTAGGGAACAGAATATTTCTAATCTGTTCGAGCTTTTCTTCTGCAGGTGTAGTGGGTTTTCTTTCAACAGTCCATAATCCAAACATAATATAAATCCTTCACTTTTGTTTTCTATACTCATCTAAACCAAATTTATCTTTAGGCTTAACTATAAACTCATATACATCTTTAAAATATGGATGATCGTGTTTTGATATTTCAGATATAGTTAAATCTTTATGATTATCTATTAATCTTTTTCCTATTTTGTGGTATTGTTTTATCATATCTTTTCTGCCGACCAATCTTACTTTATGAGATTTTTCGTTAGCATGATATATAACTCTTTTTTTCATAGTACCAATAAATTTCGTGTTTGGTTTATTAGATATATTCCAAACACCAGAATTATCATTTTCATCTGAATGATGAATTTCCATAGCACCATTGTGAGCGAATTCTATAACATGTCCTTTATGATTACCTTTGTCGTCAGTAGCTTTATACACTGTTAAACGACTATAATTCGGATATTTGTCTTTTAGTTCTTTTTTGACAAATTCGTGCATATCTCCACCATTTACGTTTTCTAAACTCCATGGTTTGTCAAATAATTCTGTTATGAATTCTAGGAACCGTAATGTCATTTCTTTTTTCTGCCCATATTATATTTTGCCTCAAGCAACCAATCATTCTTTTCTTTATGATTGATAATCTTGATCTGGCTCATTGAAGCAACAGGCTCTTCAATAACAGTGGGTTCAACCACTTTCAATAAACCCCAATCAGACAGGAGACCGACAACTTTATTACGGCGACCCTTATCCTCATCGGAGAAGTTAGATGGCTTACCATCGAGAGCGAACATTTCCTTGAAATGAACGATGTAGTATCTGCCCTGCTTATGTAGAATATGACAGGATTGATACAGTTTCTTTTCTTTACGAGAGGCAACTCCAATACGAGTCAGAGTTTCTTTGATCTTCAGAAAGTCTTCTTCTTCAGCTATCCTTACCTCCACCAGCGTGTCGAGCAATGCATTCATGAGACTCCACCTTTTTCTTGTTTTTGCTTAATATATTCAATTTGCTCCGCTGAGAGGATTTTAATAGCCTCTTTTGCACGCAGCCGATTATATTTATAATAAGCAGAAACTAAGGAGATTAGAGCCTGTTCTCGTTCTCTTTCCTTCTTTTCCTCTTTTGATTCTGGTTTGGTATACCGAGAGCCTTTTCGAAGAGCTCCAAATAGATAATCATAATGCATCTGGTCTGTGATATCATAGTTGATATTCATCTCGTTTGCATACTTGACAGAATCCCAATGGGTTGACAATATATTGTTGATTCTCCATTTGGAATAATCACTATCAAGATCTACCTTGGATGTCTTTTTGTTGATGGAGTTTTCAAATCTCCAATCATATCTTTTCTTTTCTGCTTTCTGCTCTACCTTTGGCTCTACCCTTTCCTGCATCGTTACATCGAGAAACTTACTCATTACTTGAACTCACATGTTGCCATAACATCGACCAAGAATGCGAGGAAGTTAATCTCAGGATTTGCAGCGAATGCATTTTGATATTGATATTTTGCGAGAAGCAATACCAACTCAGGTGCTGTTTGTGGAGTCATAATCTCAGAAGAAATCTCATAGAACTGATTGAACAGAGCATAAGCATCTGAGTCCATATTATTCTTAACCCACTTACGACATTCTGTATAATTGCTGTCCTTCATGAATCCAACAAGTTCTTTGATAGTGGCTTCTGTCATATTAGCCAGAATACCAGAATCAATCTTACCTGTAGACGAATATCTCTGAAGTTCGTTTAGAACTCGTCTCCAATCAGGGAAGTGCTTATTAATAACTTCAGCTACAACCTTCTGATCAAATTGGATATTCTCTTTGTCAAGAATAACTGTAACACGCTTAAAGAACTGAGAAGCAAGTTTAGCTGTCGCCTTCTTGCTAATCTTAAAGTCAATTACTGAGCATCGAGAGTGTAAAGGGTCGATGATACGGTTCTTGAAGTTGCATGTAAGTATGAAGCCACAGTTTCTGGAGAACTCTTCCATGAAATTACGAAGAGCGGGTTGAGTAGAATTGGCATTAAGATAGTCCGCTTCATCCAGGATGACATATTTTCTTCCACCCGAAAGTGATACGGATGACGCGAAGTTGAGAATTTCGTTGCGTAACGTGTCAATATTACCATTCATAGATCCATTAATGACGATATAATCACAACCAAGTTGTTCAAGCATGGCTCTGGCTACGGTCGTCTTTCCTACGCCAGCTGTTCCAGATAGAATCAGATTAGGGATATTGCCCTGCTCTACAAACTTTTGAAAAGTTTCTTTTAGATCACATGGTAGAATAGTTTCTTCAATAGTCTTAGGGCGATATTTCTCTACCCAGAGATATTCTTCATTCATTATGCATTCTCCATTGCTTTGAGCTCTGATTCAATCTTTAACATCTTAATACCAAAGAATTTATCACCTTTGAATCTTTCCCAACAATGAATGCATTGGTTTCTTACTTGCTCCTTATTCTTTCTCTTTGAACAAGATTCTACATAAAATTCATGTTTATACTTTACTTTTTTACAAGTATTACATTCTTTAGTTGCAACTTCTTCTCCAAACAAAGTTGCTATAACAAGACCACTTGGAAGTTGTCTTTTCATCACATTCTCCATCATAATATAGAAAAGAAAGGAGGAGATTAACTCCTCCTCTATCAGAACTGAGAGTTAGACTCAACAGCAATAAAGTACTCGACTTCAGTATCTACACCAACGAAATGCGAGATTCCGCGAGCAGATATAGTTACCTCATAAGTTCCTGGGATAATCTTAATGTTTTCAGCCTTAAACACAGCCTTAAACACCTTATCAGTCTGACCGATACCTACTGACCAATCATTGCTGGTTGGATTCTTAGAATCAGTTGCAACCAATGAAACTTCCTTACCATCACCAACTACAGCAATCTCAGGAAGCTGAAGAACACCTGCAGCCTTTTCAACTGCAATTAGATCTTCATTCTTAAGAGTGAAAGTAGCATCAACTGAAGGCAAAGAGATCTCTTTCTCTGGAGCCTTAGTAACGGTGCTCTCGTCAGCATAAGTGAAGTGGCTCTTACGGTTATCTTCAGTAATAGCAACAGACTTATCAGAGAACTTCAACTCTGGATCGCGGAAAGTCGAGAGGAGAGCAATGAACTGATCAAGATTATATACGGCAAAACGCTGACCGAACTTTGTAGGAACAGTTGCCTTGGCCATAATAGTCTTAGTCGGGGAGATAGTCTTCAGAACATTACCCTCCTGAACGACGATCGAAGGGTTGATCTTCGAGAAATTCTTCAGGACATTCACAGTATTTGTATCAATCTTCATAATATAACTTCCTTTCTTCACTTACGTTTCGCTGCTACTTTTTTAACTTTGTTAGTCGAATGAAACTTCTTATCTTGGTTTTTCTTATTACCTAATGCTCCAGGATCAGCTGTAGCCGATGCTCCGATAGAAGCAAGATCAGCTAATGAACCACCAAAGATATAAGTGCCAACATGTTGCATCTTCATCCATGGACAGAACCAAGTCTTAAGTTCGATCTCTTGAGCTTTCTGACAGAACCAATAATCCTCTGAAAGATAACGGTTGGACTTCTCACAAACCTCAGCCTGGAAGAACATTAGAATCTTACGGGAACCATCGAAGTGTTCAGTACGAACATGATCAGGAGTATACAGATAACGATCCTTGTAAGAATCATAGAACTTCTGCATAGCCTTCTTAGATACCATCATGAAGCCAGTACCAATCTCAAGAACCTCTACTGGTTGATTAAGAGGGATAGACGTCTGTCCACCTTTAGGATTAAACACATAATCACCGACAAAGTTCTCAAGGATATTAGGATCCTTATCTGCGATACCCTTATCTACTGCCAGCTTAATCTTTTCCCAAGAGATACATTTCTTAGGATAAGGACCACCGATAATATCATACTTCTCATCTTGAGCTTGAAGAGCCATCATAGCAATAATGTCATGAGGATTAAAGCCAATGTCCGAGTCGATAAACATCAGATGCTCTGCCTCTGAACGCATGAACTCATCGCAGCAATAGTTACGTGCACGAGTAATCAGCGACTCATTGAACAGATAATAGAACTGGAGTGGAATGCCATACTGTGCACAGAGTGCAGCCAAGTCAGCTGATGACTTAGCAAACATACCTGCGCACTGACCACCATACATTGGCGTCGCAATAAACAACTTACGCTTGCGAAGCTCTTCAATCGGAATTTGAATTTGTTCCATACTATAGTCACCTTTCTTATGCTAAAATATAATTCGAATACTTACAGGAATTACAATGAACTTTTTTCTGGGCTGGGTGAGTCGTTAGAATAACTCCTGGATTAGTTTCTATTAACTCATCTCCACAATCTGGGCACTGAACACCAGTGCCAACTTTTTCTAATATTCTGAACTTATCTTTATTATGCTCTTCTAATGACTTCAACATTACCTTTTCAAAGAACTTCTTAGTATATGTTGTCATTTCGAATCCTTATAGTGGTCAACATAAAGACACATCAATACATAATGAAGGGTCTTCATAAGATCATCCTTATTAGATCCCTTCTTCTTACCATAACGCCACAGATACTTCAGAGCGGTGTTACGGAATGTAGGCATAGAATCACCAAGAGCAATCCAGGCGTCGAAACATTCAACTGCTTCTTCTTCTGTCTTATAGTGCTGATTGTATGTCTTATCTATATATGCTTTGAAGTCCGAAATAATCTTATCTTCTGCAAATTTATATTTCGGAGACTGATTAATTACTACATTGTTATAAGGTGTTCCGTTTTCAAACGTATAGGTTGCTCTGTGATCTCCAAGACCTCCTGTTGGGCTATACATAGTTGTATTACTTTGGTAGTTCATCATGCCTCCAATCTATTCATAATATAGTCTACTATAATTTCTTGATCTTGTAAAGTATTATTTTTAAATTTAGATGTATTAAACATCAGTGTCATATTAGAAAGAATATTAGCGATCTTTGATTCTCTACCACGTAGCCATGTTTCATTCTGATTAGATCCACGCTCCTTATAACGATCCTCACGAATAGACTTATCTGTCTCGAGATATAGAATATCAGTGTCGTAGTTCTCAACACAATGTTCAAGAAAAGAGGCAGTGAAGAGGCGATCGCCTTCAAATAGAACAACAGCGTCGCTCGGAAGGGTAGCTAAGAACTTCACTGCCTCTGGCTGGACGGCCATAGACATCCTGTCAGTACCAGAGAATGTCTCTCCGTCTTCATATTTGCCCAAAACGTAATAATTACTGCACTGTAAATATGGAACTAATTTGAAATTAGTATATTGTTCTTTCCAGTCTAACTTAGAAAGAATCTGTTTCATCAATGTGGACTTACCAGCGCCTGGTTCTCCACCTATAGCGATTACTCTCATTTACGTCTCACATTCTCTTTGTTAACAAGATCTGAAACAACATGAACAATACGGATGTCAGGGATTAATCTCTTAATCTCTGCTATCTGAACTTCATCATCTTCAAAATGAACACCGTGTTCATATCCATTTTGTTTTAACTGAATTATTGTTCTTGCTTTATGCCTACCAGAAGACTCTCTTGACTTCTCATCAAATGTCTCTGGGTTGAAATATACTTTATTCTTAATACCCTTGCGATTCAACATCGCAAGAGTTTCTTCTGTCTCTTCGTAGCTTCTGCCTGTAATAATGATATCGATGGGACCTGGATAGATCCCATCGTGTTCTTCTAAGAAGATAACACCATCAATATCGAAAGTGTTAATCTTACGCATAGTAGTTCTTAGCCTTTAGAGCGTTTGTGTCACGTTCAGCAAAAGCAGTACATTCAGCTTTAGCATCTGAATATTGCATCTGCTGCGGAGGAGTCTTCTGAGTCCAAGCAGAAGGACCACGGAGAGCACCAACGATACCCATCTCCTTAGCAACCTTCAGATAACGGATAGCATCAATAACAACGCCAGCAGAATTCTCTGAATCTTGAACAGAGAGTTTAGCGTCAATTGTAATAGGAGCATCACCGAAACCACGGAGACGGATGTTAAGATAAGCAACCTTATTATCTTTTAGATAAGGAATAAAGGTTGACGGACCAGCGAACAATGCTTCTGAATCAATAGGAATACCACGGAGATCATTCTGAGCACGAATAACATTCTCTTTTGACTTCTTCTTAGAAGCAAGACGGCTCTGAACCATCATGTTATTGAAGTCAGAGTTACCACCAACATTCAACTGCTGATGGAAGTCTACAATAGCACCACGATCAAATGCGAGCTCTTGAAGAACCTGCGAGAGAATAGAAGCGCCAACCTGTGAACGCATGTCATCGCCAACGATAGGCAGACCTGCATCAATGAACTTCTTCTCCCACTTAGGATCAGAAGCGATAAAGACAGGAATACAATTTAGGAAAGATACACCAGCGTCGATAGCACACTGAGCATAGAACTCTGTTGCTTCTTGCGAACCGACTGGTAGATAATTAATAAGGATCTCTGTACGAGATTCTTTCAGAGCAGCGACAACGTCAACTGCTTCTTCATTAGAAACACGGAAACCATATTTCTCTGGTTGAGACTGCATATACTCAGAAACACCATCAAGCACAGGACCCATCTGAACGATTGGACCATCTGGAACATCATCACAGAATACACGAGCACAGTTTGGCTTTGCGAAAATAGCTTCGCCAAGAGGACGGCCAACCTTACGACGATCAACGTCGAATGCTGCTACAACTTTAATATCGGAAGGATGATAACCACCGATACGTGAAAACATAATACCAGGAATGTTCTCTTCATCGTGGTCTTTATAATACTCAAGACCTTGATAGAGAGACGACAGACAGTTACCAACGCCAACAACGGCGACACGAATTTTCTTAGACATTTTTTCTCCTTTATGTCAGTTTTTTAACGAGAGAGGTCTTGACTGGAGTAAGAGTAGCTCTCGGCGCTTTCGCACAATTATTATAATACTATGAACAGTAAGAAAAGTCAACTGCTTTATCACTCCAAGCAGGATGATCTTTTGGTTTAAATTTTAGATAGTTTACAGGATTATACTTCTTACATAACACCTTTCTTTTCTTGACATCAAAAGATTGCTCCCATTCGCTTTTCATAGTATGAGCAGCGGTAGGTATAATCTTAGGAAGCTCTAACAACTCATGAGCGTTTAACTCATCCTTATAAAGATGATGAGTATTAAGATTAAGACCTGTATTCACCATTACCTTAAAGTAGTCTGGATGAAAACCATAGTCCGTAACATTCTTACCTTTCGTCATAAACCCAACAACATATGGAGTCCAATCAACCTTACCTGGACCATCATAATCTTTCCAAAGATCTAATAGCTTATCATACATCTCTACCAATTCATTAGTAGTCCAGAATGTAAACTCCTTAATCTTAGGACCATAGGCAGTCTTACGAAACTCACACTCAACTGATTCAATATTGTATATGTCAACGTGAAAAGGCATTCTCCTATTCATTTCTTCCATAAGATGAATAGTATTCTTTTCCATTAACTGCTTATCTGCTTTGGTGGGTTCATAGGTCTTAACTTCAAGAACATGACCATATTCGTCAGTGATCTTCTGCTTACGAGCAATATCAATTCTATTGAAAAGATAACAAATAGAATCATACTGAGACCAAGTAGCATTATCATATAACTGCTGATCCCAATGATCAATATCCCAATCAAACAATTCATAAAGAGTTTGTTGAGCGAGCCATGCAGTCATTCTGCCCATTGAATAGAATTCTTGTAGGCAATTATTCAAAGAGAAGTAGTTCTTTTCTCTTGAACCAGCATTAGCAGCATTACCAAGATACTCATATAGGCTACCTTTGCCTATACGCTTTTTCATATCAATAACAAACTGTGGAAACTTACGAACATTCCACTTAGTATCATTACCGAATTTCATTCTACGCCAATTCTTATTATGCCAGTCGATTAACTGATCGTCAGACATATTCCAAAGATCTAACTGCATAGCAATCATTGACCAATGGTTACGGTAAGACTGACCGAAATACATAGCATAAAGAGCTTTCTGCTCATTATCATAATTGGAGTAATCACATATTACTTTACCAACGTGGTGGTGATCGAGATCGCCTTCAACAAAACGAACATGCGTAACACGAGCGAACGCTTCAATTCTATTTTCAGGCAATCTCCAATCTACATAACCAGGAAGATCTCTAACCTTAACATAATCTAAATTCATCCGAAAAATGACTCCAGGTTTGCTTCTTCAGCTTTGCCATAAGGATCCTTCATACCATGCGCATGAAGATAATCATACCACTCTTTACTTTCCCACATACCAGGAGACACGCCATTCCACAATGGACGTTGGAGATGATGAGACTTATTCAATCTACGTTCATCAACAAACTGTCTACGTAGAACTTCATACTCATAAGATTTTAACTCTAACATCTTTTCACGGAAGTAACAAACTACCGAGATTCTTTCGCAATTAGGATTATCAGGGCTATTAAGTATAATAGGAGTATTACCATGTATGATTTCATGGTTATTAACGAGAAGAAGATCGCCAGGACGGACGTTAACAGCAATACGATATTCAGGAAATATAAGATAACCACCAGTGTATTCTCCTGTTCCTAAGACAAGTAGATTAGAAAGACCAGAATCAAGATCTCCAGCATCTCTATGAGCAGCTGTACGGAAAGTCTTATTCACTGTAATAGTTGTGAACACAGTTTCCGGTACAAGAAATCTTGGATCCATTTTATCCGCAGCTGCCTTCTGATTAGCCCAACGCCATGGCAACAGTTCTTTGAAACCTCTGTTAAGAGATTGTAAGAATGGATACGATTTAGCAAATAGTTCTGGATTCTTTTCAGTATAAGCAGTCGCACGACCATAAGGAATACGAGGATAACGGTCATACCAACCAGCAACACCAGAGAATACTGACTTAGCATAGTTGGTTGTTGACGCCCACTTCTCTGCTACCTTTATAGCTTCTGCACGGATATCCTCTTTTGGCTTATTAGATAAACCATCAACCCATTTATCAAACCATCCATGATACTCAGGATATACTTTAGTTACCTCTGAACGTAACCAAACAGTTCCTCTTGTTTCATCTGCTGGTTTGAACTTAGGATCGGCGTATTTTGCACGGATCTTTTCAATTGAGTTATCATTAAACAGAGATGCTCCGTCATCCATAAGAAACTCAAGAATCTCATGTTGATAAGGCGAAACCCAATCTCTACCACCTCTGCCTTCACATGCTAACATTGGCCCACGAGGACCAGCAGCAAGACCACGATTCTGTGATTCGGTTGCAGCTTCTCTTAAGCCAACATATGCTTCTTCACATTCTTCTTTTGTAAAGTAGTTCTTACGTAACTTAAATGCGATACGAAGTTCATCATTACCCTTATCGCAGTCTTCACACTCTTTGGAGCCACAATCTGCCTTTGTTGCAACATCACATAATGGAGGCATATAACAATCACAATCCTCCTCAATCAACTTATCATAATGACTTTCATCAAGAAAAGTTCCAAGAAGATGTTCACAATCTAATTTTTCACGAGCAACAATACGTCTTACCATCACGGCCTCCAAATACATTCATCATATATTATATAGTAAATTATCAAATTGTCAAGATCTTTTTTATGTCAGGAGGAGTCCATCCCTCTGGCTTGAGGATCTTTCCATCTTCACGGCGAATGGGTTTACCATCTACTAGTTTTGCCAGGTTTGAGGCGTGCACTTCATCGAATACTCTGTCGAGTGGGATGCCATAAGATGCAGCAGTCCCACAAGCAATGTAAATAATATCAGCCAGTTCTTTCGCAAGATTTTCCAGATCATTTTTCTCTTCACTCTCAAAGTATTCTTTCATCTCTTCAAGCATAAGATCCATACGTAACTTACGTTCACGAATATTAGGAAACTTTGGTTCAACACCAATATTCTGTCCAACAGCTGTCTGAAACTCTTTCACATCTTGATACATATTACCCATTAATCCACTCCGGAGGTTCGCGATTAGTCCATTTATGAAGATGAGTCTTACCCATCTTATAATAATTACGATAGTTGTTGACAGGATCAGAACCAATAACGTATTCTTCTGCCATACAAGAAGGCATTTTTGTCATATCAAACTCTTCTAACTTCTTTGGAGGAGAAGCAAGCATATAGGATATCTCACCATAACATTTATGCTGTTTGTCGTAGCGATGAGTATACTCTGCCATAAGAGCAAAGAAATGATCTACGAGCCAATTATAATTCTCGACACTTGAACGAGCCCATATAGCACTCGGATGATTAATGTGCGTAGCTGAGTATATAACTTCTTCACGTGCGTCATCTAATAACCACCATTTCTTTTTCTTAGTTTTAACGGTTCCGTCATCTTTAAGGATGTCTACTTCTAACAGTATCTCTCTACCATCGAGGAGACGGTGAGCAGTCGATAGTAATTGTGCGGACTCGAGGATCATCTTAACTACGTGACGATCTACCATCCACTCGGCGGCTTCAACAGGATTTTCAGAAAGATAAAAGATATTCAATTGTCGTATTCCTTAAACAACTTGAATATAGTATAACCTACAATTAGGTAAAAGGCAAGCCAAATCCACGAAGAGATGTATTCTAATCTCTCGTCGAAGTGTTTATTCAACATATCAAATTCAAAGTATCTCATTTCTTCCATTTCCTAAATGCTTGATCTCTATGATACTTGTTTGCCTTATCATAGAATCTTTCGCCTTCAAGATGTTCGTATTCGTGCTGAAATATTCTTGCTGTAAGACCAGTGAACTGCTTGGTCATTGTTTCTCCGTTAGGAGCTTGAAATCTAACACGAACATGCTGAGATCTTTTTACTTTAATAAGAAGTCCTGGATAAGAAAGACAACCTTCCTCTAACAGAACCTCTGCTTCAGATGGCTGAATAATCTTAGGATTAAAACATACAAAGTTCTCTGGTTCTCCTCGCATAGCAAAGATACGATATGGTGTTCCTACTTGGTTTGCTGCAACACCAAGAGCACTTCTATCATACATAAATTTTACGAGATTCTGTGCATATTGAATAGGATCGAATGGAGGATCTTTGAAGTCAAACTCTTCACATTCT